ATCTAAATGTACCTAGCTTCCAATTTTGTGCGGCAGCTATATTAGAAATTTGTAAAGCAATTGCTCTAGCTCTGACTCTTGTATCTTGTTTTGTTTGAGTTGTCTTTATATCAAATGGTATCACCACAGGTACATTAATTGGGTAATCTGTAGTAACTAATGACACTCTAGTGTCCCCTACTTGTTCTATAAAATCAGGTATAATACGACTAATTTTTGCAATGTATTCACCATCACCTCTGATGTCTGGCATACCAATACTCTGTCCTGTTGAAGATCTTTTTTGTGTAATATCAAATTCACCTGATGTAATTGTTCCTTTTAATGGGGTAACTACTCCTCCTGAATCAATTTGATCTGTCCCAATTTCATGTTCATAATATATTGTACAACCATCAGTGTTACCTTGTACATCATAAGAAGTATTACTATCGGGATCGTAATAGTTTGCATGCGGGTTTTTAAATACAGCAGAGTCTGCCCAAGAAGCTCTTGGTAAACCTATTTTTGTAGCAGCTCCAGCAGAATTATTTTCTGTAGTTATAGAACTTACAGTCCATACAGGTCTTTTAGCACTTGATTCTAAATAATTATAGGTGACTGCTCTGTCAATTTGATTAACCCCATCACTACAATAAAACCAATTTACTTCTGTAAATAAATTATTTAATCCACAGTTAATTAAATCTCGTGATGTAGTGTTTAAATTATCGTAAACATAATCTTCAACAAGACAAGGCATAGATTTTAATTGACCATCATATGTAAAGAACCCATTTTCTGACATCCAATAAGCAACACCATCTACTTCAACGCAAGCATTCTTACCAATCAATCCACAATTGGTTCCGACTTGTTGGAATGAGAAAGTAAAAGGTTGACCTACAAATTGCATTAAAAATAATGATGTGTCTGTCCATACATAGATTGCATCTCTACCTTTAATAGCCCCCATAATTTTAGAGCCTGCGGCTAATCTTTGTGTACCAGCAGTATTTTCTGCAGTAACTGTATATGAATCTGTTTGATCAATACTTTCTTGAGAAGAGAATCTTATAAACATATCGTCTTGAGTTGTAGGATCCCCAACAGTAGTTTCTGTTCCAAAAAATACTAAGTGTCTATCTGGTGTAGATACCAATACATGTCTAGATGCAGTAGGAGCATTTGGTATAATTGTTGCTCTAATTGAAGTAGCATTTGCCGGTTGTGAATCCCATTCGAAACATGCACCATTATAAATAAGTGCAATTAATTTTGTACCAAAATTATCTAGAACCCATAAACCAGGGTTAAGAGTTACATCATCTGTTGATGATTCTCCCCATGCAACGAAAGCTGAAATATTACTTACAGCAACCCCTAGGTTATGTGTAGCTTTTGTCGTACCATTTACACCTCTAGCTCCTCCACTTAAGGTCCCTGTTGCCTGGTCATTGTTTATAAAACTTATGTCTTCTGTACCAATTCTAATTTCTCCGGAAGAAGGAAACGCTGTTGAGTTTGCTAGAACTATGTCAGTTGTTGTAGTATTTGTTAAAGCTGTTGCTAGTGTAGTAGTTGCAATACCAGACGTAGTTCCACCAAAGTTTGCAGTACCCCAACCGAATCCACCCAACTGTTGTGATGGACCTACATGATAAAAAGGAGCACCTTTACCATCTCCAGAATTACTTAAAGGAGTTCCTGTTTCATTGGCAGGCATTGTAACTGTAATTGTTGTAGCTGTTGGCACTGAAGTTGCCATAAATTTTTTATCTTCAAAAGAAGCATCGTTAAAAGTAGAACCTACTGCAGTAACTCCGCTAACATCATTGAATAATATAATATCATCTTCCACCATGCCGTGTGAAGATGGAAATGTAATTGTAACCGTTGGTGTACCTGAATCAGATGTAAAATTAATACTACCAATTGTTGTTCTTATAGGTGTAATGTCATGAAATTGATCTCCAGAATAAGCATACAACATTCTGTTTGTACCAATTACCGCATACTTAACTCCTGCATTATTATCAAAATGATGTAAAGCTCTTCCAGCTCCGGTTAGTTTATCCGACCCTAATTGATCCCAGCCGCCTATTTTCTCTGGCGAACCATATCTAAACCTAACATTATTACCATCAAACCACTGCCCTTCAGCACCTAGTTCAGTAACTTGTTTATTATATCCTGGAGTAAACCCTAATTTTTGTAGCATAGAATACCACTATACAGGTTAATTACTCTTGATCCCAGCTTAATGTTTCAGTGTTCCAAGAGAATAAATTGTTAGGAGAAGAACGATCTAAAGCTTTCCACATTAAATTATCATCGTCCCAAAAAATAGAGTAAGAAATATCAACACCTGCAGCTGAGTAAGTAGTTATTGTAGGGTAAGTAACAGGAGCTTGGTATTCATCATTTTCATCTAAAGTCCATGAAGCATAATTTTGAGCATTTAAAAATTTATCTTTTGCAAAATCATAACTCATGCCGTGTCCTGCAAATTGTTTTCTTAAACCATTTTTATGTGTTTGTTTCCACATACCACCTTTAAACCAGTTTGCACACCAGTTTTCCCCATCAACATGGTTAGGGTTATTTTCTAAAGTATCACCATTAGCAGGTATATCGTTTCCAACTGCTACTACTTGGGTTACTTTCCATATTTCTTTTGAACCATCAAATGGATCTTTTACCTTAACTAAGTTTGCAAAATATTGTGCCATAAAATTCTCCTTATTAAAACCTCAATATATGTCTATTTATCTTAAAGTCAATCATAATCTAGACTGCAAATGATCCAATCTCATTCTAGGAGTATCATTAGCTCTTATTTTATGTATAAAAAATACTAGACTTAGCCTTTCTTTTTTTTCACCAACACAGTAGTTGTCACATGCATGCCATTGATGTCCATCAAAAGCCACCATAGTATTGTAATTGTTTTCAAAAGTATGGGTTTTTATAAATTTTTTTTCAAGATCAAGTTGTGTATTTTTATACTTTGTTAAATTAATTTTACCGTCTTTAAAGTAATCAATTTTGGTTTTAATATGTTTGTCATTTAAAATAGGTTCTTTTTTAGGGGTATATAAACTTGTACCACTTTCAGGAAGAGCCGTTTTATTTAGATAAATAATACCCCCTAAACTACAGTTGTCTTTATGTATCCAACCTTTGTTTCTTCTATCTGTTTTAGAACTAGCATAAGGTTTTATTCTATGAAAAAACAAACTTGCTTTGTCAAATTCAATAGCTTCTGAACTACCGTAGTACATATACAATACAGACAAGATAGTATGTTTAAAAAAATTATAGTTTGTAGTAGAAAGATTGTTGGTTCTAATTCCAGGCCAGGAACCATCGCTTGCCTTAGTGTATTTAAATTTTTTTGAAAGTTTAATAATTTTTTCAGGGTTTTTAAAAAAATTATTAACGCTAGTTATAGGATAGATAATCATTTAAGTTAATTCCTTATCTGCTGGATTATAGTCTTTTCGTAAATCAGCAGGCAAACCTAACATGACTCTAGTATCATATTTTTGTTTTGATTTTATTTCGTTGTAGTGAAAAAAAACTTGTCCACAAACGTCTCCTTCAAACTCTTCTCTCCAATGTTCGTGTTTATCTCCCTTGTAAATTAAAATATCTCCTGGCTCTAAATCTATTTTAATACCTGCTTGAGCAGGTTTTTTAGTTGGGTTTATATATAATGACCAGGGTTGCCCACCTAAATACATAGTAGAAGAAACTTTACAACTGTCTCTATCCCAATGTCTAGATAACACATCTCCTTTTTTGTATAGTCTTGCGTAAGAATATGTTTCTATTAATTTAATTTTTGTATGTTCTTCTATTAAACTTTTAATTTGAGACAACAAAGTTTCCATAGCTGTATCCGCATATATAGAAAAAGTATTTGGTGCTTGTTCATCTACAAAATGACCTTGAGATTCGTCATAAGGAGATAGATATCTAACTTCTTGTAAGTGGTTTATAACTTCTTTTTTTAATTTTAAATATCTAAATAAAAAATTAGTTAAGTTTTTATCCACAGCATTTCTAACTACTATAAAACCGTTTTTTTTAAAACTCATTTCTTATCCTTTCTAACCATTTTTTATGTGTTATGTATTTTTCTGTATTAATTTTATGCATCTTAACCGAAGTTTTAATTTCGTTACCCAACATATTATATTGTTTTTTTAATTTTGCAACATCAAAAAGACCCATGCCGTGCATGACCGCCATGTAATGACTTTCTCTAAATAATGTAAATTGAGTTACTCTGAAGTCTTCCCTTATGGGTAATCTATTTTTAAATATATCTAATTTAAATTGCAAAGAATCCGGTATTATTTGTTCTCTCCAAAAACTTTCTTTTTTATTATTAATATAATGAAGACAAATAAAATCTCTTATATTTAACATAATTTCTTCCATAGTTTTATTTAAATTATCTATAGTTTTTTGATCATAATTTATAATATTATGGGCCAGTAAATAAGACTGTTGGATAGATGTCCCTATTGAACTAGCTTCTAATGGTTCTACAAAATTAGCACTAAGTCCTATTGCAAAACAATTCTTTACCCATACTTTTTCTAAATAGCCGGGGTCAAAATTAATCTGTTTCCTAACTTCTATTTTCTTGTTTAATTTTTTTTCGACTTCTTCTTGAGCTTGTTCTTTTGTAATTACATCGCTATCAAAAATATAACCGTTGCCATGCCTTCCCCATACAGGGATATTAAACATCCACCCAGCCTTCATAGCTGTGGCAGTAGTGTAGGGGTTGTAATTCTTAGAGTCACCTGTTGGGAATACAATAGCTGATTTTACTTTTAAATATTTTTTAAAACTATTCCATTTGTTTTTAAATTTACCTATTAATACTTTCCTAAACCCTGTGCAATCTATATAAAAATCTGCCTTATATTTTTTGTTTCCTTTAATATAATCAATACCTTTTTTATTTAAACTAACATGTTCAATAGTATCTTCTTCAATTTTAATACCCCTTTCAATACATTTTTTTTGTAGGTATTCATTTAATTTAAAAGTATCAAAATGAAATTGGTTTGTAGGTTGAGCACTCATGGGGTCAATATTTTTTGTTAGGAACTCTTTTCCAAACACACCCTTATTTAAAATAAACTTTAAGTATTCAATACTCTCTTGACCAAATTTTTTGTGGCTGTGTAGGCTGTGTAGGTAATCTTTTTTACCCCAATCTTTAAAATAAATACCTGATTTTAAAGTGCAGTTACATTCACGTATAACTTCATTGTAATCTAAACCACACCAACCCATAAAATCAGACCAGTGTTCTGTGCTGCCTTCACCCACTCCAATAATACCAATGTCCTTAGACTTAATAATTTTAATATCAAAGTTCTCTAAAAATTTTCTTTTTAAAATTAATGCTGCTGTTAGTCCCGCGGTCCCGGCACCTACTATTATAATTTTCATAAACTAAGATTAAAGTTATAGGCTAAACTTATTCTTTCATTGTTATCTTCTTTTCTTTCTACACAATGGTTTAAAGAAGACCTAAATATTATTAAAGAACCTTGTTTAGATTTATAGTTTACTTTAGGAGTAAGATTTATAGTTTGAAGATCTGATTCTGTATTATATATACCACCATCCTTTTCAAATATAATATTAGGGTTTTCAGAATTGGACTTTAAAATATATATCACTGATAAATGTCTAGAGGGATGACAATGAAATTCTTGAAAATCATGTTTTTTATATATGTTAAACCATCCTTCTTTAGAAATAATTTTCTGTTTGCTATTTAATGTTTTAACATATTCTTCAACTTTTTGATAAACATAGTCATTAATTATATTGAATTTTTTATCCTTACATATGTCATGCGTATGGCATGTTTGGTATAGTTTAGATACCCATTGGTTTTTAATATTTTTGGTGTTGTCTTTAATTTTTCTACAAATAGGGGACAGCTTTGCACTAATTTTTTTATGGTCTCCGTTAATCTCAAAGCCAATATAAGTAGGGAACCAAGTTTCAACTATCATTAATTAAAATCCGTTATTACTGTATATCTAGGTTTATTTTTTAAAACACTTGTTTCTGGAAACACAGCATCATGTAATATTCTTCCACTAAATATTACTATAGAGTTTTCATGGCCAGGTACAATAACATCTTTTTTACCATCACATAGATAAGTCCCACAGTATTTATTGGGGTTTTGCAAATATAGTACACTAGTAATTTCTGAATTATGTTTGTGTAAAAAAGACTTTGAATGTTTATTTATTTTTAAAGCCCAAGAGTTTTTTAATTTTAATTTACCTAAAGCCCCAATAATTTTATTAAGCTTGGTGTAATAATTATTCCAAGGTTTAGTCCTATATTTTTTGTATAAATAAGGTTTTGTTTGTGTCCCAGATAATTTATCTTTATGGGAATTGTTTTTTATTTCATTATCTATATCTTTAATTAAAATATTCCTATCTTTCAAAGACAGAAAATCGTGCACTACATATAAGGAATAATTATTCCATTCACTTTTCATAACTTTTATAGGTTTCATTTTTTAATTATATTGGGCAAAGCCTGTACGTTAAAATGAATAAATCTAAAAGGTTCGTGACCTGAGTCTACTGAAAACATGTGGGGCATGTAAGAGGGAAAAAACATTATTGTTCCTGGTTTTATTTTATAGTGTATTTCATATGTACCATAATTAATATTTTTTGAGTTATGTAAAGGTAAGCCAGCCATTAATGCCCCTGGTCTAGGGTCTTGAAAAATAGGTCTTGAAGTTCTTTCACTAGCTTTTAAAAAATAAAAACCAGATATATGTCCATTCCAATGAGTGTGTAAAGTATGATGTCCTCCTCCGGCTTTAGCAAATTCTTGTACCCAACTTTCTGTTAAATGCATTTCATGTTTTTTTAAATCATAACCCATTTCATTTAATAAATTATTAGATGTTAAAGTCACGTAAGTATGAAAATCAATTAGTTTTTTTTCTTGTATCAAACTAGTGGAATGAAAAACAAAACCATGATCTTTTTTATCACCAAATGTTTTGTTTCTAGTGTCTATTTCTTTTTTAAAATTTTTTTTAGATGTTTTAATATAAGGGTCTGAAATTTTATTTATTTGTTTCAGGTACTGAGGTGCATCACCTATCCAAATAGGAGATACAAATGTATCTTGCCGCGCTAATACTTTAGGGAAATTTTTCATTTAAAATATTCTCCATTCATCCAACATACTAAACTATGTCTTATTCCTTTTGTTACTGGAGCAACTTTATGCCATAAAAAAGAAGGGAAGATAACTATTGCACCCTGTTTTTTCATAAAATGTAATTGATGTTGTTCCGTAAAATTTGGGTTTGGTTTTGGAAAATTTAAAAATAAATCACCTCCCTCAAAATCATTGGGGTCTGTTAAATTACAAATCAAAGAAAGTTTTCTTATTTTTTTTGAAGAACTACGGCTTGAATCTTGATGCCAATCATAATGATCTTTATTATTATCTTGTCCAGAGTACCTAGTGTATTGAATAGCTTCTGCACCACATAAATTAAAATTAAATCTGTCCGGTCTATTTGCATCGTGTATGAATTTAAGCAAATGATTATATACCCATTTCTCACTTAACCAAGCAACCTTACTTTTTCTAATATTGTAAGAGGGTGTTACGCCATTACCTGTTAAAGCTTTCTTTTTCTTTATAGTCCTACTAAATCTAACGACATCGTTACAAAACTTTGTTCCACATGCATTTGGGTAATAGTAAAAATTATCTTTTAAATGGTTCATGATATTTTCCAGTGGTTGTCTGATTTTATATCGCCTATTTCCCCTGTAGGTACAAAGTTAAAAGCAATTGAAATTCTTGTTTCAGTAGACTTATTCATATCAATTCTATGATATATATCAGATGGAAATAACATAATTGTGTTGTCTTTGCTATCTAAGATAAAATCATTACTGTTATGTAAATTATATTCTTCTGGAATTAATTCCATTCTTTTATTCTCATAATTTCTAAAACTAATAGAAGCCTTTTCGTTTGTTTTTACATAAACCACTCCACTAAATAAAGAATTGTTGTGGTTATGAAATAAAGACTTTGTATGTTGTGGTGCTTTAGTGACCCAAGAAGTTGTTATTTTAAATTTATTTTTTGTGTATTTTAATTCTTTACAAACATAATTATTAAAGTGTTCTAATATTTTTTTCTTTAATCCATTTAATTTTTTATTATTTAAAATAGTTGTAGAAACAGAAGTCTGACAAGCATCAGACTCTTGATTTATTTTTATAAATTTTTGTTTATCAATGATGGATAATATTTTATCTTTATCAAAAGATATTTTATCTACATACAACGGTTTTGCAAATAAGGGTATTAACATAAATTTCTTTCTTTCTTTGATCTTATACTATTTTAAAATTTAAGTAAACAATTATTCGAAAGTCACACAACCACTTACTACAAATTTTAATACAGTACAGCCTCCTGTTGTAATAATACTATTACATCCAGGTGTAACTGCTATTGCCCCAGGTTTACATGAAGTTGGGAATCTTAAATAAACAACACCATCAGCTCCAGTTTTAACAGCACAAGGTGAAGGGGCTCCACCACCGCCACCAGCTTGGTTAGCTGTAGCTACTGTTTCATTATTGGGTGAACCTGTTGTTCTTCGGCTAGGGTTTCCACCATCGCCTCTACCACCTACTCCTGGTGAATCGTTAGTGTGTTGGTCACCACCGGCCCCACCACAACCATAATTCTTACATGATCCTTCTATACTTGAAACTTTTCCATTTCCACCAGCTCCTGGTCCTGCTGGTCCGCCTGTTGAACCGGCTGCACATACTCCGCCACCACCAGCTCCTCTAAATCTTCCGTTAGTACTATCATTTCTTTGAGGTACTCCACCACCCGCATTTCCAAAACAAGAACCGGCACCACCAGATGATGGTCCTGGTGGGCTATGGTGATAACATCCACCTCCTCCTCCGGATCCTCCTAAAGGATTGGGTGCTGCTGCACCATTAGATCCTCTTATATTTCCTCCACCACCACCTCCGATAGTTACTGCAGAAGGTTCACATTTAAATGTAATTGAAGTTCCTCCGGATGTTCCAGGGTTTCCACCAGCTCCGCCAGCTCCAATTTGAATTGAGATAGCTCCACAATCTGTGTTTTTAGTAATTCCAGATACACCGCCATTATCATAAGAAGTATATACACCGCCACCGCCGCCACCGCCGCCGCCTTCTGGGGTACCTCCACCACCTCCGCCGCCAGCTACAAAAAAATCATATGTAATACAACGAGGACCACATGCACTACCAGAACCAAACCCTAAAATTTGATAACCGAAAGATCTTCCTCTTCCTGATTGTGTGTTTTTTGAACTCTTACTGGAAGTAAGTGTTTTTTTTAAATCTCTCATATTCTAATTCCTTATGCGTCGTTAGCTGCATCAGTAGTAAAGAATATTTTAATACCTAAAAGTCTAGCTACTCCGGTATATGTGTCTCCACCTACGTTTGCATCTCTAAATATTTGAAAGTATGTTTGTTGATCTACTGCCGGAGATCCTGCAATTGTAACTGCAGAACTTTCTGCTGAAACTTGTTGATCTTCGACTGTTCCAATACCTGCATCTGTAATATTTACAGCTGTCCCATACGCAACATCAATAGTATCACCATCTCCAACTGCTACACCCTGTAATCCAAAAATACAGTTTCCTGTGTTTGTTGTACTTGGTGTCCAAAAACATTGGTAAGTTACTGTTCCTTCATTCCATGATTTAGGGAAAGCTACTGTAAACTGTGCGTGATCATCTGCACTATCTGCAAAATCCATTACATTCATGTCAGGTCTTAAAGCCGTTGTTTCAATTTGTGCAGCTGCTGCTGGGTTAGTTGTAGAAGGGTACATAGCTGAAGCTGGAACCCATATAGTTTCTTTTCCTGCAATTTTAACTGCAGCAGTTGCACTTTTAAGTACACCTGTTCCTTTAGGGTTAATATTAATGTCTACATTTGTTTCACCTGTTGACGATAAAGTTGGACCATTGCCTGTTGAAGCATTTGCTAAAGTAAATTCATTAACTGCTGAACCTGTAGCTGTAAGTAAAGCTAGTTCATTTCCGTTAGTATCTAAAATTGAAGTTCCAATTTTAGGTGCTGTTAAAGTTTTGTTTGTTAAAGTTTGTGTTCCAGTAAGAGTTACATCTCCTACCCCTAAACCTGTATCAAAAACGCCAGTGTTTGTTGCAACACCATCTAAATAAATTATTTTAGTTGTTTTATCAGTTGCTGAAAAAGTAACTGTTGCACCTGAACCAGATACAGCTTTTAATTGTACTGTGTATGCACCTGACGTGCTGTTTTTAATAATGTAAAAATTTTCTGTAAGTAAAGGAAAAGTTACAACTCTAGCTCCAGAAATAGTTCCTGTAAGTTCTATAACTCTGTGTTGAGCAGTACCTGTTAAAGCACCTTCTGCTATAGATAAAGCTGTTGGTGTCCCTGAATCAGTTACAGCTTGAGAATTATATCCACCTGTAAGTTGTTCTACAAGACTTAAATTTGCGTTTGTTTTGTTTCCCCATTGTCCAGCGTTTTCGCCGGTTGCCATTAGTTCTAAACCAAGGTCTGTAAATGTTGATGCCATAATTTTGTTCTCCTATTAAGCTGCGTGGTTAACGTCTGTATACGATGTATTACCTGTGATGTCAACATCTTGATATCCAATTTGACCAAAACCTATAGTCTGTAAACTAGCAGTAAACGACAGTCCTGTCAATCCTACAGTCATGTTTGTTGGACTTATTGTACCTTCATCTGCTGCAAAAGTTACGCCACTTAGACCAACTCTCATAGCATCTGTAGTAGTTGATCCTACTGCACCTTTTAAAACTACTCCAGTTATATTAACTAACTCAACTGAAGTCGGTGAAATATTTGATGGATTTGGTGCAGAAAATTCTAAACCAGTTAATTCTGCAATTGTATTTGGTAAAGCTACTACTGATCCTACTGTAGCTGTTGTCGCAAAACTTGCTAAACCTTGTGAGTGATCAGAACCATTATTTATATTTGGAGTACCAAGACCTACACCTATTGCTGCAGGTGCAGAAATAGAAAATATCATGTCAAGTCTACTAATTGTAAGATCACCTAAATCAGCGGCTAAAGTTTGACCCGTTGGTACAATTATACTTTCAATATCAAATGTAAATTCTCCACCCCATTGACCGTTACCAAACGAGTTTATTCCCCAACCATCTGGTCCAAGGTGAGAAGACATTGATAAACCATCTAATAAAACACTTGTAGTATTTTGTCCCCAGTTACCTGTACCCCATTCATCTCTACCCCAACCTTCTTCAGATTGTGCGTAAGGTAATTCACCTAACTCTGAAACTATACTTAAACCAGTAAGTGCAACTGTAGGACTGTTACTTTCTCCCCAAGGTTCTAGACCCCAAGAATCTCTACCCCACCCTTGTTCAGATCCAGAAGCCGGTGTACCAACTTCAGCACTAAAAGATAGACCTGTAAGAACTGCAGTATCGTCGTTAAGTTCTCCCCATTCACCATTACTCCAAGCGTCAGCTCCCCAACCTCTATCTGCTGAAGAAATAACTGAACCTATTTCTGAAGTAATAGAAAGACCAGTAAGAGCAGCATTAGCTGTATCTTGTGTACCATAAGAATTTTGACCCCATTCTAAAACGTTCCAAGAATCTGACTCTACAGTGTTTGCTTGACCACCCATATTAGGATGAGAAGAACAGTAATAATATAAAGTTGGTGCTGAGGCAGCAACAGTTATTTGAACTTGTGTTGAACTATTTACAGTTACGCCAGTTGTGTATTCAGAACCGCCGTTGTGTGTACCATCTGATGTTGTAGAAAATCTAAATGGGTGAGCTGAAGGATAATTAAATACGTAAGTATAACCTTCTGCAAGAGTTATAGTATCTTGTAATACATCATCAATATAATATCTGTTAC